CCATTTACAGCAGTGTTTGCCTGTTGTGCACCAAGTTTTGCTTGACTGTTGATGGTTCGGATAACTTCACGGTTGATTTCAGCAAGGATCTCAGCAGACAGGATGTTTGCTAATTCTGCTTCAGCATCCAGACCATGAATTGCCTTCAGGTCTTGTGCCAGTTCAATCGTGTACTCTGCTTTCAAAGCACGTGACTGAGCAGTTACCGTTGCCTTCTCGATGGTGAATCCCATCTCTGAGAATGCGTTACCAGTGTTGCCCAATGCTTCAGCATCAGCAGTTGACATACCAACACCGAAGTCGGGGTTGTCAGTGTTACCTGGAGCAGCAACACCGTCAAGACCAGAAGGTCCAGTGGTTTGCGTACCAGTAGTGTCACCTGAGTAAGGCGTGATTGCTTCGTTGTGCAATGCTTCATCATCAGCAGTAACACCAGCAACAGTTGTCTTGTACTGCGACTTCATGGCGAAGATCAGACCAGTAGGACCAGACATTGGTTGAACACCACACACGTCATATGCCATCAAGTTAGGCATTGCACGTCGTACTAATGAGATCAGTACGGGGTCCCAGTTAGAAACTGAACCAGTGGCGTTAGCAGGGGTCTCTGCCAAGAAAGAACCTTGTGAGTTCTCAGACATCATTGCCTGCTCTTGGTTCTCGAGGATTGCAGCAGTTACCTGCTTCTTGTATCGGTCGGAAATTGGACCCGCAGTTTCTTCGTTCAGTACGGGAGCCCACTTTTCAACCAGCGACTCAAAATTTACAGATTCCATTTTGAAATTCTCCTAGTTTTTGTTTATTGAGGGTTTGTCTTGCGAATAGCAGACAAGTATCGCTCCATAGAGGGAGCAGTTTCAACTTCAGTTTCATAAGAGGAAGGTTCGTCAGCGGACTCCTCAATTACTTCTGTTGAAGTGGTTTTGAAGTATGAGTTCTTCACTGTAGCAACTTTGGCGGCGAAGGTATCTTCGTCTTCAAAGTCTAGTGACTCTACGAGTGACTCTAACTTCTCTGTCTGAGTGTGTGCGAGGTCGGCAGATGCTTCGGCGATGATTGCTTCACGCTTCAGTCCTTCAACTTGCTCACTCAGTCTAATGGCGTTAGTAGTAGTATTAAAGAGTTGTGCTTCTAACTCTTCAACCTGCTCTGCCAGGTCATCAACAAGGTCAACCTTTGCTTCTGGAACATCGATGTAAGACTCGACAAACAAACCTTTCAGGTTGTTCATGAAACCTTCAGCAATTTCCGTACGCAGACCTTGGTGGATGGCAAGTTTGTTATCTTCCATCCATTGCTCAACGACATAGTTTAGGTAAGAATCTACTTTCTCGACAAACTCTTCTCGCTGACTGATAAGTTCAGCATCAAGTTTCTCTTCATAAGCAGTTTCGATTCGCACGACTTCTTCGGCGAGTTTAGTTTTGAGTGCGGATTCGAAAATCACAGCAGTCTTTGCTTTGAAATCATCTGAAAGAGTTGCCTCTTCATTGACCAGAGCATCTAGGTCTTCAGAGAAGTCTGCTTCAGTAGCAATACGAGGAACAAGAACTTCTTGCTCTTCTACTTCTTCTTCGATACCCATCATAGAGTTGTAAGCATCTTGCAACTCTTCTTTGCTCATGTCATTCAGGTGATTATACATATCGCTAACAATGCCTGCCTTGCTCTTTGGCATTGGTTCGCTGCTTCCTTTGTCTCCCTTACGAGCGGGGGCCTTCTTGCCTGACTTTGCTGCCTTATCGGTAGCTGCCAGTGCAGGACCCTCTTCACCTTTCTTGTCGTAAGACATATCTGGGTGAGATTCCTTCTCATCGAGGCGGACGTTTGTGTCTTCAGACATAATTGTCTCCTTGATCATAGACTTTTCTTAAATGATGAGAGGAAATTCTTGTACTCTCGTATCTGTGAATTGCCATCATAGCTTTTCACGACAGGAGCGTGTTCGAATCCAGTCTCTTGTTCTTCACATATCTCTTGTGCTGTCAGGATTCCGTTATTCCAGACCCACTCGACACCTTCCATAATTCCATTAACGAAAGCATTCGGTGCTGATGGATCTTGTACGATATCAACCGTACTCAGAGTGAAATCATCTTTGACGTACATGGCATCGCCACGTTGCTCAAGACTACCCATACCACGAGTTGAGACACCTAGATTAACACCACCTTCAAGCAAACCCTTTACGATTTGACCCATAGGAGTATCTAAAATTTGTGCCTTTCCTACCACATCATTTCCTTCCCAACGGAGATCGGTG